TCACAGCATTTTGCGCTCGTACGGGTTGCAAGTGTTGGTTAATTCACGCAATCCATTCATTAAAGATCGCGTGTTATCAGTTAACGCCATGATTCACAATCAAGGCGCAAGGCGTTATTTTGTTAATGCGCAGTATTGCCCAATGCTGGTTGAATCACTTGAAAAGCAGTGCTATGCAAAAACGGGTGAGCCTGACAAAGCTGGTGGATTTGACCACGTTGTTGATGCAACAGGTTATTTTATTGCGTATAGATACCCGCTAGTTAATAATAGACCATCATTTGCAGCAATTACAGGAATATAAAAATGGCAGTCGATACAAAACACAGCGAGTATCACGAATATTATGAGCAGTGGGAGCGATGCGAACACGCAGCAGAAGGGCAGGACGAAATACACGAGTACGGTATTAAATACCTTCCACGTTTAAGCGGTCAAACTGACGCAGAATATTACGCTTACAAACAACGCGCGTTATATTACAACGCCACAGCAAGAACGATTGATGGCTTAAGCGGCATGCTATTCCTAAAACCCGAAGTCATCACAGCACCTGCAGCAATGGATAATATTATTGCAGACGTGACAATGGGTGGGTTATCGTTGCATCAATTTGCTGAAATCATTAGCGAAGAAATTATCACCATTGGACGTTGTGGCGTGCTTGTTGATTATCCACCTATTGTTAACGCGGTAACACTTGCACAAGCACAGGCACAAGGCGCAAGACCTTACGCGACCATGTACGATGCAGAATCAATCATTAATTGGAAAACTGGACGTATTAACAACGTTGAACAGTTAACACTGGTGGTGCTTGAAGAAGAACACGAGATTGCAGTTGATGAGTTTGAATCTAAGTGTGAACCACAATGGCGCGTTCTTGATTTAGGCGATGGTGGCATTTATCGTCAACGTGTTTTCCGCAAAGACAAACGCGGTGAATTTATTTTAGTGGATGAAATTTACCCACAAATTAATGGCAAAGCATTAAACAAAATACCGTTTGAGTTTTTTGGCGTGCGTGACAATTCACCATGCGTGGATAAACCGCCATTGCTTGATCTTGTCGATGTGAATTTATCGCATTACAGAACCACAGCCGATTATGAACATGGCTTGCACTTTACTGGACTACCAACACCCGTTGTGACAGGATATTATTCAGACGATAAAAGCGCGTCACTTCGTATTGGTAGCGGAACGGCATGGTTATTGCCAGACCCGCAATCAAAAGCATTTTATCTTGAATTTACTGGGCAAGGTTTGGGTGAATTGCGTGAAGCATTGCGGTCAAAAGAGGCAATGATGGCAACACTTGGAGCGCGAATCTTAGCACCCGAAAAACGTGCAGTTGAATCAGCGCAGACTGCTAATATTCATAGATCAAGCGAAAACAGTGTACTGGCTTCAATTTCACAATCAATTAGCATTGGATTAACGCACGTCATGGAGTATTTGCGCGATTGGTCGGGCGTGACTGGTGACGTTAAGGTTGAGTTAAACCGTGACTTCATACCAAATAGCATGACAGCTCAAGACTTGGATAGTTTGGTTAAGGCTTGGCAAAGCGGTTCAATTTCGCACCAAACTTTATTTGAAAATCTTGTCGCTGGTGACATTATCACGCAAGACGTATCGTTTGATGATGAGATGGAACGCATTGCAACTATGCCCGCTACTGGTGGGTTGTTGTAATGGAAGAAACAGCAAACACGCAACTACGCGATAAAACAATCGCACATGAAATTTATTTGCAGCGATATTATTCATCAACAAGTAAAAAGGTCATGGACTTGTTGCGTGTTGTTGAAAAAGATTTGGTTAAACAATTAAAAACGCTCGACCTTGATAATCAAATGACAATTCCACAGATTGACGAGCGTTTGGAATCAGTGCGGGCAATTTTAAACGAAGGTTATGATTTAGCAGGCAAAGAGCTAACGCAACAAATGAAAGACGCGGCAGTCTACGAACAAGACTGGCAAATTAAAACCATTGACAGTTCAACGCCTATTGTGCTGGACATGGTAGCCGTTGCGCCCGTGACGTTATTTGCTGCGATTGAATCAAAACCACTGCAAGGTAAAATTATCAAAGAGTGGATTGATAAACTTGACGCAGATAGTTACGCAAGAATTCAAGACGCGGTGCGCATAGGCTTAGTTGAAGGACAATCTTATAGTGACGTGGTCAAACGCATCACAGGCACAAAAGCACTACAATACACCGATGGTGTAATCGCATTAAACGCACGACAAACGCAAGCGTTAGTTAGTACGGCAATGGCACACGCTACCAATACCGCGCGTGATGAGTTTTATCAAAACAATAATGATCTGTTTAGTGGGTTGCAGTGGGTAAGCACACTTGATGGTCGGACTACTTCAATATGCCAAGCGCGTGACGGAAAAATATATCCGCTTGATAGTGGTGTAAGACCTCCTGCGCATTTTAGATGCAGATCAGCAATGGTCAGCGTTTTAAAGTCATGGAAAGCATTAGGCATTAAAAACCCAGACGGACGCACACGCGCATCGATGGACGGGCAAGTTGCGCAAACTGAAACTTATCAAACGTGGCTAAAGAAAAAACCAGAGGCGTTTCAAGATGAAGTGCTAGGCAAAGCACGAGCGCAATTATTTCGTGATGGAACGCCATTAGATAGGTTTGTTGATGCAAGCGGTCATACTTACACACTTGACGAATTAAAAAACAAAGAAAATTGATGTTTTATTGTTTATCGTGTATAAATGCGACAAACACTCGCCATGTGTTTATTCTAGTGTCGTTGGTGTTACACCTTTCATCAGCGGCACACCTTAATTTGCAAGGAAATAGTCATGTCATTTTTTGATAATATTGTTCATAAGGTTTCAGACGGTGCTAAAAAAGCAGTCGATGAAGCAACAAATGCAGTTGATGATATTTCACACGGTGACATTATCGGTGCGGCAGAACACGTTGAAAATATCCGTGAAATCCCACAAGATACAGCGATTGAAATTATTAAAGACGCAATTTAGATTTTATTAACGATGGCAGAGCCGTCAACCACAACCCAGAGGGTTATATGTCAGAAGAATTAAGTATTGCAGAGCAAATTAAAGCCGCAGTTGATGAAGCAACAAGCGGACTTGCAAAGAAAAACGGTGAACTTTTAGCAGAGCTGAAAGAGGCACGAAAAGGAAAGCAAATAGATCCAGCGGAATTGGATAAACTACAAAACAAAATTGATGAGTTAGAAAACAATCTAACGGCATCACAAAAAACAATAAAAGATCAGCAAAAAGCATTTGAGCAAACTAAAGCCGCATTAGATTCAGAAAGTGGGTTTACATCTAAATTGCTTTTAGATAATGGTTTGACAGACGCATTAGTTAAGGCTGGTGTTGCCACACCATTTTTACCTGCGGTAAAAGCTATGTTATCATCACAGGCGAAAATCGCTATTGATGGCGACACACGCAAAGCAGTTATAGGCGACAAAGATTTAAGCGCGTTCGTAACAGAATGGGCGACCAGTGATGACGGCAAACATTATATTGCAGCACCACAGAATAACGGTGGTGGCGCAAATGGTGGTAGTGGTAGCACTGGGCAACAAGTTGTAAGCCGTTCAACGTTTGACAATATGTCACACCCAGAGCGGGCAAGTTTTGCAAAAAGTGGCGGCAAAGTTACAGATTAGTTTTTATCCTGTCTCGATTGCCGTCTAATATTTATTTTTATTTTAGAAGGCAATCAAGATGGCAAATACCTTATCGCAATTAGCAGCAGACATTTACAAAGCGGCAGATGTAGTCGGTCGTGAATTAGTTGGTTTTATCCCTTCATCTACCATCAATGGTGATGCAACAATCCGCGCTGCAAAAGGCGACACAATCCGTGCGGCGTTTACTCGCACACCAAGCGTTAACACTTCATTCGCACCTTCAATGACAATTCCTGAAGGTACAGATCAAACCGTTGACAACAAAACAATGACACTTGACTCTTACGCTTCGGTTCAGATTCCTTGGACGGGTGAAGATATTAAACACGTCAACAACGGTGCAGGTTACGAAACCATTTATGGTGACCAAATTGCTCAAGCAATCCGCGCATTATGTAACAAAATTGAACAAGATTTATTTTCAACTGTTTACAAAGGCGCATCACGCGCTGTTGGTACTGCTGGAACAACACCATTCGCGTCAAACTTTGACACTATTGCGCAAGTTCGTCAAATCTTAGTTGATAACGGCTGCCCAACCGACAATCAAATTACTTTGGTTATGAACACAGCGGCTGGCGTTAAATTGCGCAACCTTGCAGCACTTCAACAAGTTAACACTTCAGGTAATGAAGCATTACTGCGCCAAGGTACTTTGCTTGATTTGCAAGGCATCATGATTAAAGAATCGGCTGGTATTACTACGCATACAAAAGGCGGTGGCACTTCTTACGTTACTTCTGGCTCAACTGCTGTTGGTGTTACTGACATTGCATTGGTAACAGGTAGCGGAACAGTATTAGCTGGTGACGTTGTAACTTTTGCAGCGGATACCGTTAACAAATACGTTGTTGGCACTGGTGTTACTGCTCCTGGCACTATTTCATTAAACGCTCCAGGCGCACAAAAAGTTATTGCTACAGCTAACGCTTTAACAATTGGCGACTCTTACACACCAAGCGTTGCTTTCCACAAATCAGCAGTTGAGTTGGGTATGCGTCCACCTGCAATGCCTAATGGTGGCGATTCTGCTGTTGACGTGATGACAGTGCAAGACCCTAACAGTGGTTTAGTATTTGAAATTGCAGTTTATAAAGGTTACATGAAAACTATGCTTGAAGTGCGTTGTTTATACGGCACTAAAGTATGGAAACCAAACCACGTTGCTACGTTGCTAGGTTAATTTTTCTAGGGGGTTCGCGTTCGTTCCTGTTCGTGTTCCCCCGCCTTTATTTATGTTAAGGATTAGGTTATGGCGTTATTTTTAGAAGATGTTAGGCAGGGTGACGATTATGCCGTTGAGTTAATTGTTAAAGACGCTGCCGGCAATGCTCAAAATATAACAGGATATAAATTCTGGTTAACGTTCATGTCATCACTTGATTTAACATATGAACAAGCAGAATTAAAATATATTAAAGACGCTGGCGATGATGAAAATGACGATGTAGCAAATGGAATATGTTATATTTATATACCAGCATCAACTACTCAAAATATTCCACTTGGTTCATATTATTATGCTTTGCAGCAAAAAGCTGGCGTTACAGGTGGCGTTGCAACAGTATTACCACCAATTGAATCATACAAAGATAAAATTAAAGTATTAGCTGGCATTAAGAGACCTGCAACATGAGCATAACAATTACATTAGAAAATAATATAATTGAAGTTAATCCAGTAACACGAAATATTGTTCAAGCGTTACCGGCTGGATTAAAAAGTAATGATGGAGATTATTTTAATACTGCAAATTTGTTTTCAGAATTAAATAATTCAACAAAAAAAACACAGGCTCGACAAAATTTAGAGCTGCAATATATTGACTGCGGAGAATTTAACTAATGCCAAGAATACAGATAAAACGTGGATTAAAAGCTAACTTACCAACAAGCTCAATGCTTGCTGGTGAGCAACACTTCTCAACAGATAGAGGAACGCTTCATATTGCAACAGCGGCAACAACCTCAATGCCAGTTGTTCCACCTATTGACGATCTTACTACATTAGCAAGTGTTGACGGAACATCAGATTTATTATTAATTCATGACGCAAGCGCAACAGGCGTAAAAGAAAAAAAGATTACTTTTGACGCATTTAAAACCGCGTTAAATATTCCAACTGGTTCAGGCGATGAAAAAGTTGCTGTCGTTTCTGGCGGTACTGCTGGTTATATTTTTGGAACAGACGGAACAGATGGTGTAATAAGATTAAATACATCATTATCATGGACAAAAGATTCAGGTAACGGATTTGTTACTATTGCAGTCAATACGGTTGATTGTGGTACGTTCTAATGCCAAAAATTTTAAATAAACGAGGCACACGAACAGAAATAGATTCAGCAGCAACAGCTAATGGATTAAATGCTGGTGAAGTTTATTTAATTACTGATGAAGATAGAATTGCAATTGGAACATCAGCAAACACCTATGAATCATACGCAAAAGAAAGTGAAGCAGGTGGTGGAACTGGTGGAACAACAATTTTAATGGATATTTCTATTGTTGACGGTGAATTGATTGCTGATTATTTAGCTCAATTATCCCCAGCAATTGTTGATGGTGAATTTATAGTGACTATTTTATGACACAAGTTAATTTAGGCAGAATTGTTGTCGTTTCAAAAGGAAATTGGACGGCTGGAACATATAAAGCATTAGACCTAGTTAGATATAACGGGGCTAGTTACATTGCAAAATCTACAACCACTGCAACACCAACCAATACAACATATTGGGATTTAGTAAATCAAGATGGAGCAACAGGAGCAACTGGAGCTACTGGTTCAACAGGAGCAACAGGCGCACAAGGAGCTACTGGAGCGCAAGGCGAACAAGGAATTCAAGGAATAAAAGGAGATAAAGGAGATACTGGCTCACCCGGTGCTGGCGTTACTCCACAAACTATTGGTTTTACAGCTTCTGGTGGAACAACATCAAAAACTTTAACTGTTGCAGAAGATGTTAATACAGTAGATTTAGCGCGAAAAATTGGTGATGATTCTGCTTTAACTCGTCAAATGTTTCAAGATACTGGGTGGAAATATTTTAGTAGCGGCACAACAGCATCATTAAATTACACCAACGGTTCACAGCAACGCTGGACACCAACGTCAGCAAGCAATCCAACATTATCAATTACAAACTGGCCACCATCTGGTAACTTAGGTGAGCTTTTAATTGAAGGGGTTAATTTAGGCGCGGCTGGTACGATTACATGGCCTACCATTAACTGGATTACGTCTACTGGTGCAACAACAACGACATTTTCGGCTAACGGTGTAACTTTGCAAACATCCGGCACAGACTGGTGCTTACTTTGGACTCGTGATGCGGGTACAACCATCTATGGGAAGTTTGTGCGATGATTATGTTATCGAGATTTGCAACGCTTGGTGGAGGAATACCAGACCCATATTGGTCTAGTGTGACATTGCTTTTGACTGGAGACAATTTATTAGATAGCTCAAGCTCACCTAAAACTATGGTTAATAATGGGACTGTAGCTACTACTGTAAGTACCAGTGTAAAACAATTTGGAAGCGGTAGTTTATTATTTGCAGGTACAAGTATAAGTAATTACGCAAAATTAGCTACTAGTTACACAGGGTTTGGAACTTCAAATTTTACGTTAGAATTTTGGGTATATTTTGGAACATCTACTGCTGACCAATATGCTTTTGACTCTCGGGCTAGCTTTGGGGACTCAAACGGATTTGCATTATTATATAATGACCCTGTTACACCCAATAAATTAGCAGTATATTACGGATCTGGATTTCTATTAACTCCAACAATATCGATAACATCTTCAGGATGGTATTTTGTAGCTCTATGTAGGCAGAGCAATACTTTAACAATGTATGTGAACGGCAATTCTGCCGGAACTGCAACTTTATCTGCCGCTTTAAATAGTACGATATATCGATTTGGTTCTGGTAATGACAATTACCCGGCTGTAAACTGCTATTTAGACGATGTAAGGATAACACAAGGTGTCGCTAGATATAGTGGTAGCACTTGCCCTGTGCCAACAGCACCATTCCCAACATTTGGACCATAAATAATGAAAATAGCCATAATTCAAAACAGTCAAATCCTATCTCATGGTGAGCATACAGAGGTGTTTCCTAACGTATCGTTTCCACCTGAAGGGCTTGATTTAATGTGGGCGCAAGAGCGTAATGCGTATCAGATACAGTCTGAAAAAGTGCATTCACAAGCAGAAAAGCTCACTTCAGTTGAGCCGTATATTGAAAATGGTGTAGTGTTTGATGTGATTGTTGAAGCTAAAACGCAAGATGAGTTAGACGCTGAAAAAACACAAAAAGCAAATGAAGTACGCTATAGACGCAACGCTTTACTTACACAATCAGATTGGACACAATTAGCTGATGCGCCTGTTGATAATTTAGCGTGGGCGGTTTATAGACAATCACTGCGTGACATTACCTTGCAAGCAGGGTTTCCTTTTGACGTTATTTTTCCGGTGATTCCATGACAATTATTGTTGAAGATGGAACAGGACTGGCAAATGCTGAAAGCTATGTTTCAGTATCTGATGCAAACGCTTATCATACAAAACAAGGCAATGACGCATGGACTGATATTGATACGTCAGTAAAAGAACAGTTACTGCGCAAAGCTACAGACTATATGGTAGCTCAATATCGTTTGCAATATGCGGGTTATCGTAGATATGCAACTCAGTCACTTGACTGGCCGCGTTTATACGTTCCATTGATTGATTCCTTATCGGCAAATGTTTTTCCTCAATATGTTGATTTTGACATTGTGCCAACTACTGTAAAAAATGCGTGTGCTGAACTCGCCTTAAAATCTTACACAGCCATTTTAATGCAGGATTTAACGCAGGGTGTTATCCGTGAAAAAGTAGACGTTATCGAGGTGGAATATGATAAATATTCACCACAGCAAACACGCTATGCTCAAATTGACGCCATGTTATCCGTGTTTTTTAAACAACAGGGTAATGATATGTCGAGATCATTGGTGAGAACATGACAATTGATGCTCGCGCTCGCTCTACAGCAGATAAATTGCTGGATAAGTTTGGCAAATCAATTACATTAACGTCAATTGTTGAGGGAACTTATGACCCAACAACAGGTGAGTTATCGGGCGGAACAACAACATCAACCAATCATACTGCCGTTATCAAAGATTATAACGGGATTGATTTTATTAGCGGTGTAGTGCAAGCGGGCGACAGAAAGGTAATGATTGCGGCATTAGGTGCACCAACTCCACAGCCAGCCGATAAAGTAACCGTTGATAGTGAAGTTTATCAAGTGGTGGCGGTTCGTCATATATGGTCGGGTGAATTACCCGCGCTTTATGAAATGCAGGTGAGAAAATGACAGGTTCAATGTCGCAAATTGTGGCGCGTGTTAATGGTCGAATTGATGACAAAATACGCGCGGCAACCAGTGAAGTATTTTCAAACATTATCCAAATGACACCAGTTGATACTGGACGCGCTCGCGGAAATTGGCAATGCACAATAGGTGCGCCTTTTACGGGAGAAGATGACACAGGCAATGTTTTAAAGATGCAAAACACATTGCCAAGACGAGCAGGAAGTATTGTTTATCTGACAAACAACGTGCCATATATTCAAAAATTAGAATATGACGCGCACAGCAGGCAAGCACCAAACGGCATGGTTCGCATATCTGTTGCATTATTTGAAGGAGCTTTAAATGGCACTAGTTGAGATCCGCACAGCATTAGAAACAAAACTCAATGCGCTAACGCCTACGATTGCGACAGCGTGGGAAAACGTACCATTTACGCCCGTCGTTGGCACAGCATATCAGCAAGTTAATTTAATGATTGCAGATACGCTTAATCCAACATTAGGCGGCAATCATTATCGCGTAAAAGGTTTTATGCAGGTGCTATTGTGTTATCCGGCTAACGTAGGCGCAAAAACAGCAGCAACACGCGCTGATTTATTGGTTAATCATTTTAAACGCGGTACAAGTTTAACAAACGGCAGTGTAACTGTTATTATTGACAAGACACCATCAATTGCGCCGGCATTGATTGACGGGGTGCTTTATAAAATTCCGGTATCAATTTACTTTTCAGCAGATATTTATCCATAAGAGGTTACAAAATGACAATTGCACAAGGCATTAGCAAAAAGATTATCTACAAAAAACAATCTGGTTTAGGTTCTCCAGCAACAGGAAGTGGCGGTCAAGATTTACGCAGAACGTCTGCAACATTAAATTTGGCTAAAGAAACTTATCAATCAAATGAGATTCGACCAGATCAACAAGTTGCCGATATGCGTCACGGCACAAAACAAATCAGCGGCACAATTAGCGGTGAATTATCGTCTAAAACCTATCAAGAATTTTTTGCAGCGGTTTTGCGTAAAGATTTTGCTGCTACGTTTACAGCAATTACAGGTTTGTCATTAACGATTGCCACAAGCGGCTCAAATTACACCATCACACGCGGCACAGGTGATTTTTTAGCAGGTGGCGTAAAAGTAGGTCAAGTTGTTAACATTACCGCAGGCAGCGTTAATGCCGCAAACTTAAACAACCGTGTTGTGGTGTTATCATTAACAACAACAGCATTAACCGTTAAACCATTAGGCGCAACTGCTTTAGTGGCGGAAGGTCCGATTGCCTCATGCACTTTATCAGACGCTGGTAAATCGTCTTATGTACCATCATCAAGTCACACTAATGATTATTTTAGTGTTGAGGCTTGGTATAGTGATTTAGCGCAATCTGAATTATTTACCGATATTAAACCAACAAACGCTCAGGTTAAAATTCCATCTAATGGCATGGCTACTGTTGATTTTCCTTTGATTGGTTTAAATTTAACCACTAATACAACTCAGCAAATCACTTCAACTACAGCAACCACAACAACAGGTATTGATAGCGGTGCAAATGGTGTATTAATCGTTAACGGCACACCTTATGCAACTATTACATCAATTGATTTTGACGTTAATGGCAATATAGCCGCTGCTGATGGCGTAGTGGGTAGCACACTGCGTCCTGACGTATTTAGCGGAACAGTTGCAGTTACTGGAACAATCACTGCGCATTTTGACAGCGTCACATTGCGTGATTTATTTATCAATGAATCTGAAGCAACTATTGTTGTGGCGTTAGCGGCTACTGCTGCAAAAAACACAGATTTTGTTGCGTTCACGTTGCCACGCGTTAAATTTAGCGGTGCAGACATTGATGATGTGCAAACAGGTTTAAAACGTACATTGCCTTTCACTGCAATTAAAAATGAAGTGTCTGGCACAGGTCTTGAAGTAACCACTATTGTTATTCAAGATTCGCAGGCTGCGTAGTGTAAATCCTGTCGGTTATGCTACAATGGAAACCGCTGCAATCTTTTAGGTTGTAGCGGTTTTTTTAATTTAACGACAGGTAAAAACATGAACAAAACAGAATTATTATCCATTGATGATTTAGATTTAACAGCGGCAAGTGACGCGCCTTTTGATTTAGAAGTGTTAAGCATTAAAGGCGTAAAAACTGGCATTACAATTCAAGTATTAGGCACTGAAAGCCAAAAAGTACAAGAATGGACAAATCGTCAAGCAAACAGAATCAGAACCCAAGCAACGCAAAAAAGTGTTACTGGCAAAGATAAGGTTAGAACTGCTGAAGAAGATGACGAGTATATTATCGAAAGCGCAGCGGTTCGCATTGTTGGTTGGTCTGGTTTAAAAGATGAATTTACAAAAGACAATGCAACAAAGTTAATGGCTAGAAATGTTCATGTCAGAATGCAGGTATTGACTGCATCGAATGACTTGGGAAACTACAGCAAAGACTGATTCGTGATCTTGTTGATTATGCAGTGCGCGAATTTGAGCTAACAACAAAAGATGCAAACGGAAATAGCTTAAAAGATGAAGCCGAAAGCCTTTTAAGGCAACGCGGCTATATACCACCAGAATATGAATCATTGCCGTTTCCGCATTTAGTGGGGCATATCTGGGGATGGTTTATTGAGCTAACACGCACACGCGGGAGCAATGGATTTGGTGCTAATGCAATTAGTTACACCGAGATTGATTCATGGGCTAGGCTTACAAGGCGAAAACCAACAGCATTAGAGATTTATGCGTTAACACAACTAGACGCTGCATATTTAGCAGAGCAATCTAAACAGTCACAAAGTAAAGGCAAAAAATAATGGCAACCGAAGAACATAGCATTCGCGTTAGTGTTGATTCTACAGACGTTACTCGTGCAGAGCGTAGTTTACATGGATTAACTAATGCAACAATTAGCACTGAACGAAATTTAAGTTCATTATCGTCAACAGCTAGAGCATCTTCGGCTGCCTTATCCGGTTTATCAGGTGTTCTTGGTGGGCTTAGTGTTGCACAATTTTCAAAAAGCGTTTTTGAAGTAAATAAAGAAATGCAAACGTTAAGAGTTTCACTTGAAACCGTAACGGGAAGTGCTAAAAATGCTGAAATTGCATTTCAGTCAATTCAGAAATTTGCATCAACAACACCTTATTCAGTCAAGGAAATAACTGAAGCATTTATTAAAATGAAAGCGTTAGGGCTTGCGCCAACAGAGGCAGCATTAACGTCATTTGGTAATACTGCAAGCGCAATGGGAAAGCCGTTAAAGCAAATGATTGACGCAGTAGCAGGCGCAACAACAGGAGAAATGGATAGATTAAAAGAATTTGGTATTAAAGCAAGCAAACAAGGTGACGATATTAAATTTACGTTTAAAGGCGTTACAACAACTGTAAAAGATAATTCAGCAGATATTGTT